TCGGTAGCTGAAGCCATTACAAACACCGACTATGCCGGTGAAATTTCCGCTTTTGGAGATACCGTAAGAATCGTTAAAGAACCTGTGATTACTGTTTATCAGTATGAAAGAGGTGCTGACGTTACCCAAACTAAGCTAACTGATGCAGAAGAAACTCTCGTAGTAGATGTAGCTAACGCATTCAAATTCAAAGTTGATGATATTGAAAAATCAATGTCTCACGTAAACTGGAAAGAAGCAGCGTCTTCTTCAGCAGCTTACGCATTGAAAGATGCCTTTGATGAGGGTGTTATAGCTGAACTATTTAGTGGAGTATCAAGTTCTTCACCTGATCACGTATTAGGTGCTGATGCTTCTGCTGCAACCCAAACTATGGCTCAACACCAAGGTGGTTCTAATTCTATCGACCTAACAGGTTCTGATGGAACTGGTACTGATCCTTTGGATGTCATGGCTTTCATGGCTAGACTTTTAGACGAACAAAATGTTCCTGAAGAAGGAAGATGGTTTGTTGCTCCGCCTTCATGGTACGAGCAACTGTCTCAGTCTGGTTCAAAGCTAATGTCTGTTGACTATAACGCAGGTCAAGGTTCGCTTAGAAATGGATTAGTATCTAGTGGAAAGCTACGTGGCTTTAATATGTACAAGTCTAACAATGTTGCTGCTGCTTCAACAGCAAGCGGTAAATGTTTAGCAGGTCATATTAGTGCTGCTGCTACTGCTCAAGCTATAACACAAACTGAGGTTCTTCGTGATCCTGACAGTTTTGGTGATATAGTAAGAGGTCTTCATGTCTATGGTGCAGATGTACTTAGAAGTGAAGCTCTAGTATCAGCTTTCTATGCGATTGACTAATTGAGTCGAATAGTATGTGGAGAGGGCTTATGTTCTCTCCCATACATTAATAAGGAATTAAAATGAGTTGGGATCAAACAGAATTTAATAAATACCAAAAGAGTTGGTTAAAGAATTTTAATAAAAGAATGGAATTTTACTTTGGTAAAACAGTTCGTGCAAGAACTAAGAAAGGATACTATAAAAAAGACAATCCTTCAACACCAGAGAACGAAGCCTTCACAACTACTAAAGCAGCTTTTAGTCCATAAAATGCCACAAGTAGGAAGCGATAGACAGCCTGTTGTTTTAAAGAACAAGAAAAAGAATAACCAGAAGTTAGGCTTAACTGGAAAGTTTTACTCGAAAGAGAATAAAAAAAGGTACGATGCTGGATGGGATCGTATATTCAATAATAAAAATATGTGTAGCATAGGAGAAGAGAACCATGATATTAAGTAGATTAGTATTATTTCTTAGTTTTTTGTTGGTTATATCTGGCTGTTCACTTATAACAACTGCTGTAGAATCAGGAAAGGATATTGGTACTGCAGCTATTGATGAAGTAGTAGACATTACAACTACTGCTGTATCTATACCAGTACAAGCTGTTGGTACAGTCATTGATAAGTTAGAAGAAGAAACTAGTCCAGAAGACCAAGAAGACGATAAAAAAAAATAAATAAAACTTGTATTTGTATAAGTAAGGAGTAATAAATGCCAAAAGGTAAATACGAATCAGGAACTAAAGTAACCTTCAAAGATATAACAGAATTTGAAGGTACTTACGAAAATTCCGAAGATAAACAAAACAGAGATAGAGATAAGCAACAAGGTATAAAGTAACATGGCAACAAGTTATTTAGATTTAACCAATGAGTTATTAAGAGAATCTAATGAAGTTGTATTAACATCAGCTACATTTTCAAGTTCTGTTGGTATTCAAAAATTTGCTGCTGACTGTATTAATAGAGCATATTGGGATATAGTTATGTCTGATCCACAGTGGGCTTTCTTAGCTACAGGCGAAAGTGGAGCAACTGATCCTTTTTATGGTAATGTTTATGTAGAAACTACAGCAGGAACTAGGTGGTATGAATTAAAGGCTTCTAGTTCTAGTATTACTACAGACTATGGATCAGTAGATTGGGATAACTTTTATCTTACTACAATAGGTGTAAGTGGAGCAAGTACTCCCTACACCAGTAGAAATTTAAACTTTATGACTTTAGAAGAATGGAAAGATCATAAAAGAGAATCAGAAAATATAGACGATGCAGATTCACAAGCTTGGGGAGAACCTAGATTTGTTATACGTAGTCCAGATGCTAGAAAATTTGGCTTAAGTCCTATACCAGATAAAGTTTATAGAACTTGGTTTTTTGCTTGGGATTTACCAACTAAATTAAGTGACTATGATGATACAATAGTTTTTCCAGAAATGTATACTCCAGTATTAATTGCTAGAGCAAGATATTATTTCTGGCAATTTAAAGATAATCCACAACAAGCAGCTTTCGCACTACAAGATTTTAAAACTGGATTGAATTTAATGAAATCACAATTACAAAATCCTACTCCTAAATACATGTCAACAGATCATATATAATGGCAGTAGCTCAACCATATGCAATACCTTGTGAAGGAGGACTTGATAAAAGTTCAAGTTCTTTTTCTCTATTACGTAAGCCCGGATCAGCTACTAAGTTAAGAAACTTTGAAGTTGGTATCGCTGGCGGTTATCGTAGAATTAATGGTTTTTCAGTATTAGGTGGTTCAAGTGCAGCTAGACCTAATAGCAGTAATCCTATATTAGGTTTACATGTTTATGCTGATGGTGTAATCGCTTGTTCAGGAACTAATATTTATTTTAGCCAAGATGGAGAAAGCTGGTTACAAATTAATATGGGTAGTGTTTCGGGTAGTGGAGATAACTACAGTACCTTTACAGGTCGTACTGCTGCAGCTAGAACTTCACAAAGTATAGCACATTTTGCAACTTATGAAGGAGACACGGACTATGGTGAAGTAATTATTACCGATGAAGGATCAGGTGTAAAACCTTTTTACTTCAAAATGACAGGTACTGGTTCAGCACTAAGTAGTCGTACTTATTTTGCTAAAGAAATTACCGTAAGTGGAACACATTATCCTAAGTTTTGTACAATACACGATAAACACTTAGTAGTTGGGGGAGCAGCCACAGCACCTAATACTATTTTTTATAGCGGTACAAGTGATATAGATGATTTTACTTCTAGCGGTTCTGGTAGTATTGTACTAGATGATCAAGTAGTAGGATTACGAAGCTTTAGGGATGACTTAATAATCTTCTGTCGAAATAGTATTTATAAATTAGAAAATATAAATGTTTCAGCAAGTATAGCAATAGTACCTATTACACAGAATATAGGTTGTTTAGATGGTAAGAGTATTCAAGAGATTGGTGGTGACTTAGTATTCTTAGCTCCTGATGGTATAAGAACATTAGCTGGTACAGCAAGAATTGGTGACGTTGAATTAGGAACAGTTAGTAAACCTATACAAACTATTGTTAAAGATATAGCTGATAATATTAATACTTATACTATAAGTAGTATTGTTATAAGAGATAAATCTCAGTATCGTTTATATTATGGAAATTCAGGAACAGGAGGAGTTTCTGAAGGTATTGTAGGTACATTAAGACAAGCAGAGCAAGGATTTATAACTTTTGAATGGTCTGAAACTTTTGGTATAGATGCTAGTTCAGCAATTACTTCAGGATTTAATTCAAGTGGAATAGAAAAATATTATCATGGAGATTATGAAGGTTATGTATATAATCATGATACAGGTACAAGTTTTAATAGAGCAGGAACAGAATCTAATATAGTAGCTGAGTATAAGACACCTGATTTTGATTATGGTGATTTAGGTACATCAAAAACTTTAAAATATTTAAGATTATCTATAACTCCAGAAGGTGATATAGCTCCTTCTATTAGAGTTAGATATGATTACGAGGATCAAGATATACCACAACCTACAGATATAGCAGCTAGTGTTCCTAAACCTTCATTATTTGCTGATGCAACATTTGGATCAGCAGGTGGCTATACTTTCGGAGCTGCTGTAACGCCACTTACAAGACATAATATATTAGGTAGCGGACATAGTAACAATTTTAAAATTTTTTCAGACGATGTAAAAGCATCATATACAATTAATGGTTTATACGTAAATTACGTACCATCAGGCAGGAGATAATAAATGGCAGGCACAAGTTATACTAGACAAAGTTCATTTAGTGATGGTGATACTATCACAGCAGCTTTATTTAATAATGAATTTACACAATTAGTTAATGCATTTTCATATGCATCTAGCAGTACTACAGGACATAGACACGATGGTACTTCCGGAGAAGGCGGAAATATTCATACTATTGGAGATCAAGATTTCTTAAACAAGATAGTTGCAGACAGTACAAATAATAGGTGGGGAGTATTTGTAGAAGTATCTTCTGCAGCAGTAGAACAAATTAGAATTTCTGATGGTGTTATATCACCAGTAACAGATAACGATATAGACTTAGGTACAAGCTCTCTAGAATTTAAAGACCTATTTATAGATGGTACTGCACATATTGATACACTTGACGTAGATGTAAATGGTACAGTAGCAGGAACTTTTGGAGTTACAGGTGCTACTACATTATCAAGTACTTTAGCAGTTACAGGAGCTGTCACAGGTTCTAGTACAATTCAAGGAACAACTATCACAGCTACTACGGCTTTCGTACCTGATGCATCTGATGGTGCTGCTCTAGGTACAAGTGCTTTAGAATTTAGTGATCTTTTCCTAGCTGATGGAGCAGTTATAAACTTCGGAGATGATCAAGACGTTTCCCTAACTCACGTAGCCGACACAGGCTTACTTCTTTCAAGTACCGACCAATTACAATTCGGTGATTCAGGTACTTATATATATCAATCTGCTGATGGTGTCTTAGACTTAGTATCTGATACTGAGATTGAACTTACTGCTACTACTATAGATATTAATGGTGCTGTCGCAATGGATGGTGCTATGACAGGTGGTACTAATATCACTATATCAGGTGAATTAGATGCAGCCACATTAGATATTAGTGGTAACGCAGACATAGATGGAACTCTTGAAGCCGATGCTTATACAGTAGACGGAACAGCTCTTAATGAATATATAGCTGACACAGTTGGAGCAATGGTTAGCTCTAACACAGAAACAAACATTACAGTTACCTATGAAGACGGAGATAATACTTTAGATTTCGTAATAGGTACTCTTAATCAAGACACAACAGGTACTGCTGATAACATTACAATTTCAGCTAATAACTCCACAGATGAAACAGTATACCCAATCTTTGTAGATGGTGCTACTGGAAGTCAAGGAGCAGAAAGCGACACAGGATTAACATATAATCCTTCGAGTGGTCTTCTAACTACTACACTTTTAGCAGGTACACTAAACACAGCAGCTCAAACAAATATTACAAGTCTTGGAACATTAACAGCACTTACTATAGATAATGTTGCGATTGATGGTGCAGTAATTGGACACACAAGTGATACAGACTTAATAACACTATCAAGTGGTGTAGTTACAGTTGCTGGTGAAGTTGATGCTACAAGTTTAGATATTTCAGGTAATGCCGATATAGATGGTACACTTGAAGCAGATGCATACACAGTTGATGGAACTGCTTTAAATGAATACATAGCCGATACAATCGGTGCTATGGTTGGCTCTAATACAGAAACAGGAATAACAGTTACTTACGAAGATGGAGATAATACTTTAGATTTTGTTATCGGAACATTAAACCAAGATACAACAGGAACAGCAGACAATATTACAATTTCTGCAAACAATAGTACTGATGAAACAGTATACCCAATCTTTGTTGACGGAGCTACAGGATCGCAAGGTGCTGAGAGTGATACAGGTTTAACATACAATCCTTCTAGTGGTTTATTAACTTCTACACTTTTCGCAGGTACATTAAATACTGCAGCTCAAGGAAATGTAACAAGTCTTGGTACACTAACAACTTTAACAGTTGATAACGTTATCATTAATGGCACAACTATTGGACATACTTCTGATACAGACTTAATAACTTTAGCAGATGGTAATGTTACCATAGCAGGAGAGTTAGATTTAACTAC